TCCAATTTCAAGAGAATATATAGCCGCCAATCCACCTGCATACTCTTTTGTTTCTTGCGATGCGTTAGCTTGTTTACCTAAAGAATCTTCATAGTTTTGTTTTAGTCGAGCTAAGTCTTCTGTTGTTATAGGAGTTAAGCCTTGCTCGTTGGCAAGCTCAGAAGTTTTAGCGTTAACAAACTCAGTGACTTTATTTCCAAAGACTCTTGACACATCAACCATATTTTGTCTAGCTTGTCTTGTTGCATCAGTCTCACTGAAGACAAGGCCTTTAGTTTTTTCGAACTCAGTTTTATGCTCTTCAATAGCTTTACTCATTGCTTCTCGAAGTTTCTTAGTTTCTTCTGGAGGGTAAAGACGTTTTGCTTCCTCTTGCTTTGGTTGAACTACAGTTGCTGCTGGTTTAACTTCTTTAGATTTAGTATGCTCGTAAGTCTTGTTTCTACTTACTGCAACAGTTACTCGCTTACCGTCTGATTGACGAACGCCTGTGATACGAGCATAGTTTGGATTTTTATCATCTTTAATACTTTCAATTGTGATGTTCCCGTGAGAACCAATGTGAAAACTATCGCCTGGTGACATGTCAGAAACTTTTGCAGTTGTTACGCCACTTTGCGTAGAACTCCCTCCACCAAAGCCAAAGCGACCATGACTATCACGCGGCTGGTCTGGGTCATACTTTGTTATTGAAGGAGCCCAACCTTTGACTACTGGTTTCCAATCATCACTACGCAAAACTCCGTAGGACATTAGAGAATCTCCAGCACAACCTCGTTGTCTACAATCTCAGTAACAATTAGTTCTTGTCCTGGAAGAATGCGACCTGTTGGCAAGTACTTGACAACCGCGATTGCAGCAGAGGTTGGTTTAACTGATGAGAAGATAACAGTGCCGTCATCAGTAAGAATGTCTCCAACTTGCAAAGACTTAAGGACGTCTAAATCAATGCTCTTGTAAGCGGCTTGACTGTCGTAAGACTTCACAACTTCAGTGCCAGCAAACTTTTTCATTGAATCGTCTTGCATTTCACTATTCCAAGGACCGTCTTTTTCTGTGTCTGTAGCGATATAAGCTGCAACAGTCTTTTCATTTAGTTCTCGAAGTGCTGTGATTCTGTGGTTACCATCTGCAACAACAAATCCCTTGTCAGTCTTTACAAGAATAACTGGGTGAATCATCTTTCCGTTAAGAATGTCTTGTTTGATTTCTGCAACATGCTTTTCACTAATTGTAGACTCAGGGCGAGCTAAAATAACATCATCTAAAGAAACTTTAGGTTCAAATGACCAATCGGCATCCTTTACCCACTTAATGATGCTCTTCTTATAATGCTGCTTTAAGTAATTCCAAACAACTGCTATAAGAGGGTTGTCTGATTTCACAAGGTTTGGCTCAGCGGCCGCTGAAATGTCATATCTTCCGCCTGGGCCGGTGCGAGTATATGAAACACCATATAAAGCATCTCGAGTTGCCATGTCCGCTGCTGCTGAAGGACTATCAAGAGCTACAGAAGCAATATCTTCTGCTCGAGCATCAACTGCAGCCTGGTCAAGAGCATTTTCTTCAGCGTAACGTTGTGCGTAAAATGGCACAGATACATCGCTAAAAGGATTATCTGCAATATCTCCAGCAGTTACATCTGCTGGGTCTGCATACTCAAGAACACAGTTACAATTAGCCGCACCTTCGCAGAACTCACCAAATCCACCGTCACCAGGCCAACATGGAAGTGTGTCAATAGTATACATTTCTTCGTCACGTTCAGCGCAAAGATCGCAAGGATTATCGCTTTCAGTGTGCCAGATAATTACTGAACTTGGTGCAGTTTCAAAGTCTCCACCATCATCTGCTGTCATTTCTCCATTGTCGCCCATTAAGTCTGCGCCAATAGCTCCAGCAAGTAGACCAATGCCAACCATTCCTGCCAATTCAAGAAGAGAAGACATGCCGTCTCCTCCGTCTGTCATATCTGTCATGTCTGTCATGTCTGTTGCATCAGTAGTATCTGTAGTGTCTACAGCATCGTTATTGTACATGTCATCCAACGCTGAGTAATCGTCAACTGTTGTTGGGTCAACTGTAGCGTTATCTTGATTGTCTTCTGCAAGAGTTGAGTTGCCAAGTGCTTGACCAGACAAAACAGCAAGACCAAAGCCTTGCTCATATGCAGGAACTAAAGTACGTGCATAAAGATTAAGTCTTTGAGCGAGTTTGGCCCGTGTAACTGCTCCTTTAGTGAGGTCACTGCCTTTTAAGTCTTGAGCAAGACCAGTAAGAAAATCACGTTGGCCTTGAGCACGACGATAAGCAAGAACTTTAAAGTCATGTGGAGTAATTGCAGAAACTTTAGAGTGAGTTAATGCAGCATTACGAGCACCTGCGTTTAGCGAAGCATGGTACCCGTGTTGAAGCACTTTAACTCCATAGTCAATAAAACCAATCATTCCAACTTGTGGATTATTGATTTCATTAGCTAAAAGATTTAGAGAAGTCACTACATGGTCTGAGATTTCACTGATGCTTTCTTTACGATTAGCAACACGGTCTGCAATTCTTACAACTTGCTTTCCTTTGTTAATGGCAACGTTAAAGTTAGAACCTTGAGACATCAAAGTCTTTACAACTTCAAAAGCATCTTCTGGAATAAACTCTGGAGACCACTTAGCGATCGGTTTACCCTTCTTTAGAAAACGACGAAGAGCGTCAAACTCAGATTGAACTGCTTTACTTACAGCTTTCTTTTGTTTTTTTCCTGAACCATGAAGTGGAGTGCTTGAATTAGAATTTGGTTGAACTATTGCAGGAGCTCCACCACCTCCACCTTTTGGACGTCCACCGATTCCAGGAGTTCCTGTACTTGTAGCTCCTGCTGCTGCTTCTTGTCCACCTTGAAGAACTGGTGGCGCTTTATCTTTACCTTGAGGAAGTTGCCCAGGCAATGCAACTTGTGCTGGAACTGCTGCTTGACCTTGACCAGACGGTGATGTGGTGTTTGTAGCAAGAGCATCGCCAGAAAGTTGAGCGTCTGCAGCAGCTGGGTCAATGTTACCAAGAGTAGAAACCCCAGTAGCTGACATGTAGACCGGGTCACTTGTAAGAGGAAGTCCCCAAGGATTAAGTCCCATTTGAGAACGAGCTTCATCAATAGAAAGAATGCCGGTGCTAATAAGAGTCTTAAAGTTATTAGCCATTGATTCTTCGTCTTCGTTATTTTCAAGACCAGACCAAATGAATTGCATATCATCTTGGCGGCAAATATCTTGGAGGATGTGGTCAAAGATAGAAGTCTTGAGCCATTGAAGCATTGGCTTTAATGCTTTGCGCTTGTTAATGTCAGAACTTGCTTTAGCTGCAGAATCTGCAGCACCTTGACTTGACGACTTTGAAGCGCCTACTCCAAGTTCCATTGGCATAACATCATATGCCATGCAAATCATATTGAGAAGAACATCGTCAATTTGACCGGCAAGTTCAATTGGCTTTTGCGGTTTAGCGTCAGAGCCTCGTGGAAGAACGATGATTTTGTGCTTCCAAGCTTGGTCTCCAGCAAGAGCATTCAAAGTATCTTGCAATTGACGAATTTGTTGAGGAGTACTAATGTCGTCTCCTGGAATGATAAACTGTCCAGGAATGGTGCCTTCACTAAAGAACTCAAGTTGGTATTGCTGACGACGCAAGCCCGTCATAACTGGAACAATAGCTCTTTCAATTCCAGGAAATCCGTAAGGAGTCCAGGAGCGACGAGTATATGGAAGGTAAAGAAGCTGGTCTGCACGATAGTCAGCGACAGGCTCGTCCATTTCTTCAATATCTGCTTCAAGAATAATGTCCATCAAGTCAGTGCGAGGAACTCCCCACAAGTATTGCTGGTATCCAGGAGCAGGCGGGCGAGGAGTTCCACCTCGAACATCAAGCAACGGACGAATAGTTGTACCGTCAAGAACTTCAAGAGCAGCAAGGTCAGAGCCAAGAAGCCCCTTGCCAGGAACTCGAGATGGGTGAATGTAAAGTGACAAAGCATCAACTACAAAAACGTCTTCAAGAACAGCGCCTAGCCAACCAGAGAAATCGTGGTAGTTAGGGTCGGGTCGCTTGAAAAACTTAAGAGCTTTAGCACGACGGTCTTGGAAGTCATCATGCTTTGAAATATCTCCACGCATGTCACGAGCAGCTTCATCAGTTGGGACAATGTCCCAGTCAAGACCTAAGATTTCTTCTTTACGAACTTGAATAGCAGCTCGTACAACTGAGTACATATCTGCATAAGCTCGAAGGTTAGCAAATGATACAAGTTTAAGACCTTCACTACCTGGTTGACCCATTGGCATGTTCCAACCAACTGGGTATTGCATTCTACGAGGCTCAGGGCGGCCTGATTCCGTTACTGGAGCATCAATGCCCATTGGCTGAATTGGCAACAATGGACCAAATGCACCGGACGAAAAGTCCTGCCATTCTCTATCAAGATTGTTACCGTAAGAAATTCCAAAGTTCCAGTTGTTGTATTGCGACATAACGCCGCCTTGACCGTATGAAGGTCCCATACCTGGAGCTGGATTATTTCTATTCGCCTTACGAGCGTTAGCGCGGGCTTTTAACCCTTTTGCGATTGAGTTGTCGCTCAATTGAGCCTCTACTATTCAGATTTAGCGGTGGATGTACGACTCTTCTTTGGAGCTGGCTGTTCAGCTTCAACTTTAGCTACTTCTTCTTGTACTTCAGGAGTAGCTTCTTCTTCAACTTCAATAACTGGAGTTGGAGTAGGAATCGATTCAATGATAGGTTCTGGTGTAGGCGCAGGCTCAGAAGTTAGCTCAGGCACTGAAGTAACAACTTCAATTAAATGCCCAAACTCAGCTTTAATATCGGTGTGAAGACCTCGAACAATTGGTAGTACCTGATTGTACGGAGCATTTCCCTCAAGTTTACCAAGAATAGCGTCTATTTTTTCGATGATTGTATTTACTTTACTCATTGTTGTCTCCTGATTCGACAATTGATTCCGGCCACAAGATGTTACTCTTATCCCAGTCTTTATCTTGCCAAAACTCTATCTCATGCAGCGTTCCTGATGCGTTAAAAGTCATTCGCTTTACACGCGGACATGCCCTTAAATGAGCGCCTCCGCAGTGAGAGCATTGATTCTGTTCAAACTCTTCCCACGTCGGTAGTGATTCTACACTATTTTTCTTAGCTATTTTTGTTTTCTTGAGTTTTATGAGCTTACTCACCTTAGTCTATCCTTCTGTTGCAATACGGGCATGTTGTTCTTCCTTCTTCCATAAAGCCTCTTTGACAACCTGCGCAAATGATAACTCCATACGCCGCGCCCCAGTCGCTGTCGGCTGGTGCAGCAAAAGCAAGAATCATAGCATCAGCTAAGTCAGGGCTTGACATTCCCCTTCGTTTCATCTCATCCT